CGCGGGCGTCACGCTCTTCTATCACCGCATGAAGATCCAAGAGGACGCAGGCGCATTCACGGATAGCATGGACGCTCCGAACCGCTGGATGGAAGCCATTGCCGCCGGACTGGCTGCGAAGCTGTCCGTTAAGTTTGCGCCTGATCGCCTATCGTTCCTGCAGGAACTTGCTGACGGCGCCTACGCTCGTGCCGCTGCCGAAGATCGTGAGCGCGTTCCGCTTCGCATCACCATTGATCCCACCGGAGGCTACTGATGCAGTACGCATATGGACGGGGAAAGAAGCATCGGACTGGGCCCGAGTTCGACGCGAAGAATCCGAGAGCTATTGCGATATGCGATGGCTGCGGCTTCCTCGTGCAGCACACTCACCTTCGGGAGAAGAAGGACTATCGCGGCGGCTCGACCCCAGTGGGTCTGAAGCTCTACGTCTGCGCTTCGTGCGACGATGTTCCGCAGCCGTATTTCAGCCGCCTGCTCCTGCGTCCTGATCCCGTGCCAGTGAGGAATCCGCGTCCAGACTCTCAGGACGCACAGACGGATGCTCAGGAAGTCGCTGCTAACGCTTTCTCGCTTTACCTGAATCAGCTATACGGATTGGCATAATGGCTAACGTAAAGATCCCTGACCTTACAGCAGCCACCACCCCGCTCGCGGGGACCGAACTGCTGGAGATCGTCCAGAGCAGCTTTAGCCGCAAGGTGGCAGCCTCTGACATTGCGGCGACGGCAACGAACGTCCGCACTGTCGCCACGGGTGGTACCGGCGCGGCAACGCTCACAGGGTACGTCAAGGGCAACGGCACGTCCGCATTTACGGCGGCTGCAACTGTGCCATACGCCGATCTGGCAGGGCGCGCGTTTGCTCAGCCTTCGAGCCTAACGGATCAGACGGGCAACGTAGCAGCGGCAACCGCTGTGACGTTTAATACTGACCTGACCGGTACGGGCATCAGCGTCGTTGCCAGCACGCAGATTACGTTTGCTGTCGCTGGCACGTACATGCTTTCGCCGTCAATTCAGTTTAAAAACACCGACGCTGCCGATCACGACGCAACCGTCTGGTTCCGCAAAAATGGTACCAATATTGCGAACTCGGCCACAATTGTGAACGTTCCAAAAGCCGCTGACGGCGGCGCCACCTTCTTCAGCCTAAGCTTTTTTGACACTGTCACGGCTGGCCAATACATTGAAATCATGTGGCTGCCGGAAGATGTTGACGTAACGATTGATTTTACCGCAGCCGGCGCCATCGCGCCTGCAATCCCATCCATCATCTGCCCCGCCATGCGGATTGCCTGATGATTGAGGAGCTTATCTCTCGCGTGTTTTACGCACGCAATCTGGCGCACTTCGAGCATTGGCGCGCCAAGGGTGAGGGCAGTTATGCCAAGCACATAGCTCTGGGCGAATTCTATGACGGCGTGATCGACACCATCGACCCGCTCGTCGAGGCGTATCAGGGTGCCTTCTCGCTGATCGGCGCCATCCCGGCTCCTGAGCAGACGATGAGCGATAGCCTGAAGTGCCTAGAGGCCGACGCTAAGTGGATTGAGGAGCATCACGAAGAGATCTGCAAAGGCAACCGCGCCGTTGCAAACCGGATCGACAACGTGACGGGGGTCTACCTCGACGCCATCTATAAGCTGCGAAACCTTAAGTAGCGGAATTATTTATGGCTGAAATAGACGAAACCCAAGCGCGGCTGAACACCCATGAGGAGGTATGCGCGATTCGCTATGAAGGCATCTGCGCACGTCTGAAACGCCTGCTACTGCTCACTATCGTACTAAAGATTAGCTAACCACCGCAGTCTGTCTGAAAGGCTGCTTCACAAGGTGATTTATGGCAGTCAATCAGTATGACGTTGACCCAAAGGGCGACGCTAAGATAGCTGAGTTAGCCTCCGTTCTTGGCAGCCAAAGCGCCGCAGCGCGTAAACTGGGCGTCAGTAAAGCGGCTGTCCAAAACGCCTGCCGTCGCCATCTGGAACGGTCAGCCGCTGTTTTATCGCTCGACAGACCCAAGGCAGACCCGCTGCCGCCGTTTGATCTGCCGTTCGCAGAGCGGCTGGCGTTGATGAAGAAGCGCAACGCCTTGCGGATTGCGCACGCGCAGGCGCAAGCATGGCAGACCGTGCGGATACCGATCAAAGGGCCATACGCCATCTGCTGGTTCGGCGATCCGCACCTTGACGATCCGTACTGCGATCTGGTCGGCTTTGAGCGTGACGCCACAACCTGCGCGGAAACCGAAGGGCTGTATGGCGCAAACGGCGGGGACTCAATTAACAACTGGGTCGGCAAGTTGGAGCGCTTGTATGGCGAACAGTCCGCCACGGTATCAGAAGGCTGGGAACTGGTCGAGTGGGCGCTGAAGCATCTAGGCGTCAATTGGTTGCTGTGGATTTTGGGCAACCACGACACATGGAATTACGGAAAAAGAATTTTTGAAGGCATGAACACCGAACGCATCCTGATGCGCGATTGGGACGCCAAGCTACAATTAATCTCACCATGCGGCGGCGTCACCCGTGTCTGGGCGCGGCACGACTTCAAAGGCCATTCGATGTACAATGAACTGCACGGCCTGAAGCGGGCGGCAATGATTGACGAACATGCCGACATCTACGCAGCGTTTCACAAGCATACTTTTGGCACCGGTCAAGGCGAGTTTGCTGGCGGGCGGCGGTACACGCTGGTGCGCGCCAAGGGTTACAAAGAGTCCGACGACTACGCGCTGAAAGGTCAGTTTGCAGAACAGCGCAGCGGACAGTCAGTGGTCACGGTCATCACGCCGCGCGACGGCGCTGCCCCGGCGGTCAGCGTGTTCGAGGACGTGCAAGAAGGCGCGGCCTTCCTGACGTACAAGCGCAGAAAGGCTGGCCTATGATCGACCTTCTATGGTATTACGTCTTCAGATATGGAAAACGCAGGGGCGTTAAACAGTGAGCATTGTCCTTGGTCCCCGGTCTATCTCGCGCCTTACGGACGTGCATTCAGATCTGGTGCGCGTCGTCCACCGCGCCGCTGCTATGTCCAGTCTGGATTTTACCGTTCTGGAAGGGTGGCGGACGTTGGATCGTCAGAAGCAATTGCTGGCGGAAAAAGCCACCAGAGTGCTTAATTCTCGGCACCTGACCGGGCATGCTGTTGATCTGGCGCCAATGATAAGTGGCAGTGTGGCTTGGGACTGGCCACTTTATTACCGTCTGGCAGACGTAATGCGCGCGGCGTCCGCCCATGAAAAAGTGCCGATACGGTGGGGCGGAACTTGGAAGCTGCTATCAGCGATACAGGGGCCAATAACAGCGAAGATTCTTAGCCGGTCATTTCCGGACGGCCCGCACTTTGAATTACCGTGGAAGCAATACCCATTAGGAGAGTGACATGAATATCGTAACCTTCGTCCTGACGCGGCTCAAGGAGCCATCAACCTACGCCGGCCTGTCGGGCCTCGCGCTGGCCTTTGGTGTCTCCAGCGACCTGTACGCCGCCGCATCGTCAGTTATCGCCGCTATTGCTGGCTTGGTTGCAATTGTCTTGGCGGAAAAGCCCAGCGCGTGATTAAACTCGTAACGCTCCTGCTGTCGCTACTTGACCGCCTGTTTACCCACAGGAGGGACGTGAAGTTGCAGACACAGGGGCGTCAGGAAGCGGTTAAGGAAATGGACGATGTCATCAAACACCAAATTGAACTTGGTGAGGCGGTTGTCGCTGTGCCTGACCCTGTCCGTGATGAGCGGCTGCGCGACCGTTTCGACCGTTCCCGTTAATAGCTACTGCGCGATTGCCCGGCCACTTGGCTATGACGCCACTAAAGATACGGCTGAGACAGTAGCGGCGGTAGAGGCCCATAACAGCAAATGGGTTTGCTTGTGCGAATCAGATTGTCCTGCTGGCGTAGCCCCCTGAAAGTGGTATAAGGTCGCATCATGGCCACAGCGATGACCTATAGCAGCTTGCTGAACGACCTCCGGAACTATCTGGAGCGCGGGGCAACGCTTGCAACGGATCCTTCGGTCTACCTCCAGCTT